CCGTTACTTCCTGTTGCACCCGTTGCCCCTGTCGCACCTGCACCAGTGGCTCCTGTAGGCCCTGTAGGCCCCGCAACGGTGCTATTAGCGCCTGTTGCACCAGTGCTACCAGTGGAACCTGTACTACCCGTATTGCCTGTTAAACCTGTAGGTCCAGTCGCACCAGTATTACCTGTGTTACCAGTTGAACCTGTCGCACCTGTATTACCAACCGCACCAGTTGCACCAGTATTACCAGTTAAACCCGTTGAGCCAGTGTTTCCCGTGGCTCCAGTATTTCCAGCCACACCTTGACTTCCAGTGGCTCCTGTAGACCCTGTAGGGCCTGTTGCTCCCGTTGGTCCAAGTTGTGTGTACATAATCTGTTCAACGTGAAGATTCACGCTTGGAGATGCAGGACGAGTCGGAGATGAACCAGCAGTAACTGCTAGTAATTCCATATAGGTGTTTTGTGATGACCAATAGAACTGGATGTAGTCACCAGCATTAACTGTTACCAAGTCTTCAATGTTTGCAAGGACTTGGTTGTTAACGCCAGAAGTTGTAAAGACTGCGGTTGATTGAGTCACAGCAGTTCCGTTAAGGGCATACCAAATGTTTACTTGGTAGTTGCTTCCACCGCCAGTGGTGATGAATTGACCTAAAAGGTTTACTGAGTAAGTGCCAGCATAGGCAAAGGTAATTTGGCTAGATGAGACGATGCTTACGCCACTTGAGCCAGCATTGGTGTTAACGGTAATAAGGTTGGCGCTAGTAGCACCTGCGTTGGTCTGGGTAGTGGTGTCGTAGAAGTTACCGTAATGGCCTAGCGTACCGCCTGCGCCTGTAGCACCAGTATTACCAGTTACTCCAGTTGGCCCTGTGGGTCCAGTAGTCCCTGCATTTCCTGTAGCACCTGTTGAGCCAGTAGCACCTGAGGCGCCTGACGCTCCAGTGTTACCAGTGGGTCCTGAAGGACCTGTGCTGCCTGTATTTCCAACTGAGCCTGTAGAGCCAGTTGCTCCTGTTGCTCCTGTGATAGATGGTCCAGTGACACCTTGTGCTCCTTGAATACCTTGTGGGCCGATTGGGCCTAATTCAATAATGATTGGTTGTACAGACCCAACGTTATATACATTTGTTTCAACTGGGATTTGTACAACTGAGATTGAGTTTACATCTACGGCCATTATTGCACCGCGCTTGCAGTGATAACGAAGTTGCCAGTTAGGATTTGGTAAACGTTGCTTGCTGAGTCTGTAAGATTAAGTCCGTAGATATAGTTGCCAACTGCTAAAGCATTTGTCTGTGTAGCAGTCAGGGCTAGGTTGACGATACCTTGAGTAGGTGTAAGGGTAATCTTGCCGTTGGCTGTAGATAGTTCAACGATAAGGTTGTTGCTTACGTCGCGTACTTGCATATCTGCGCTGTAGCCTGTTAAGTCTACTGGTAGGTTATTGATTAACCATTGAGGAGCAAGTGCAAATGTAGTACCTTTTACAACTGAGATGTTGTATCTGCCTGGATTCACGTCTCTCCTTAAATGGTTGTGATGTACTGGCCGTAGCCAGCGTTAATTAAAATTGTTCGTTCAACATCTGTAATGTTGTATATGTGGCCACCGAGGTAGTAATAGTCAGCCTCTAAGGTTTGGTCCACGCCAGGTGTGCGGAGTCTAGTTACTGCATTTCCATTAACGAGAAGAGTGTCTCCGCGGGCAATACGATAACGCCACATCAAACGGCCAAAGCCTGCTGGGCTTTCGTCAACCGCTGGTGGTGTAAATTGGTATGCCATATTTCTCCTTGTTAAGGGTTAGCCCCCGCCGAAGCGGGGGACTAACTATCGCTTAATGATTAAGCAGTGTGGATTGAAGATGTTGATTCAATACGGACTAGAGATGCGTCACGGTAACGTGCCCATCCTAGAACGCCGTACCATCCGATTGGACGGAAACGCATCAATTTATCAACAATTGGTCCGAAGATAACGTGTGGTTCTTCGGCAACTGCTTCTGCAAGTGCTTGCTTACCAGCAACGAGTGTACGGAATACACGAACACCACCAGTAGCGTTAACGTATGAAGATGTACCGAAGGTACCTGATGCTGAACCAGCACCTGTACCGTCAGCAAAGTTTGCCATACGTGGAGACTCAACGAACATCGCACCTTCGTAGGTTCCGATTGTTCCTGGCCAGAATTCTGACGCACCAGTCTCTGAGTACTTGTGGTCATCACGCCATCCGCCAACACCTGTTTCTGCGCGCAAGTCGTGTGAAACTTCTGGGTGGATACCAACCCAGTAGTATTCGCCTTGGCGAGGAACAGCCTTGTTGGCACGTAGTTTAGCAACTGCTAAACGGATGTCACGTGACTTGATAACGTCGGTTGACAAGATTGACTTGTTTGTTGTTCCGTTGGTGTATGTACCAGCGAAGGTAGATACAACAGAACCGTTAACTTCTGCAATTGCGTTTGGTCCACCTGTTAGGGTTTGTAGCGCAACTGTGTCAAGAGAGTCAGCCATATTGAACGCGATGATGTCAGCAATTGCTGGGTCAACATCTGATAGTGAGAATAGTTCCAACTTGCGAGTTGCAAGAGAAGCATTACCGTATTCGTTCAGTGTAACTGAAACTTGGGTAGTGTTTCCTAGTGCTACTGCATCTGGGTCAACGTCTTCTGATAGTGGGGTTGTTGCTTGTGCTAGGTCTGTGTAAATCTGGAAGACTACAGAAGAACCTGGCATTGCCTGTTGTACAGGACGCTTGTCTGCAACGTCGCGTACCATTGGTACAGCACGAAGTGCAAACTCTACATAACGGTCATACGCGGTTTGTACTAGGTAGTTTCCTAGCGAACCAGATGATGAATCTGTATATGCGTTGCTCATTGTGTCACCTCTTTCTTAAGGTTTGTGCGGATGGGTTATTTACCGCGAGAGAATCTTTGGCTTGGGTTACCAGTTAATGCGTTTAATTCGTCTATTGACTTTGCTCCTGCGATTTTGGACATTAAGTCCGCATCTCGGCTTGGAGTGTTTGCATTTTGTGTAGCCGCATTGATGCGCTGATAAGCAGCGACATTTGCCTTAGTTTCCTCATCGGCTTGAGCAGCCTCTTCAGCCTTGGTAAATCCGAATACATCAGCATTCTCGCTTAACCAAGCGTCTATCTGCTCTGGCGTACTAATATCGCCAGGAATAAACTTGGCGACCTTGTCAGGTACGCCTTTCGTTGCCAATACGTCTTTGACGGAGCGAGAACGAAGGTCGGACTGAATAACAGCCAATTGTTCTGCCAAGTCTTTCTTTTCTTTCTCTGCGCGCTTTAATGCCTTGCGAAGATTCGCAGGACCATTTGCATCTTGTGTTTCTTCGACGTCATCAAAGTCGTCGTCTTCATATTGGTTTGCCATTTGGCACTCCCTTTCGTAGTTGTGACGCAGGCCGCAATTCATCCCAGGGGAAGGATGGTTGGCTCCCACTACCAGTCTTAATTACACGTATTGGATGCTGGTGAATCCATACGGAATCTAGTTATTGCTGTCCTTCTTCGCTTCCCATCAAGGTGCCTTTACCAGCGCCTGATGAACCTGAGAAGGAGGCTGTTTCTTGTACTTGCAAACGCTTTAACTCTGCTTCTGCTTGAGCCTGAGTTTGTGTACCAGGAACGCCAAAGGTTGCTGTTTGAAGTTGTTGTCCAACTCCACCTGGTTGGCTGTATCCTTGATAACGGGCAGCAAGGGATTGAGTGCCAGGCAACTGGCTCGCAACGTTATAGAAACCTTGTTGTGCTTGCGCTTGAGTTACGCCTTGACCAGCCAATTGCATTGCGTAGTTTTGACTAATATTTGCACCAGCACGAGCGGCTTCAGCGCCAACTGTTGCAGCGTTAACTTGTTGTTGAATAACAGGTGCTGCTAGTGATGGGTCAAGCAAATGAAGCGCAATGGCGCCAGTTGTAAGTCCATATTGAGACTGTAGTTGTTGGATAACAAACGGGTCTTCGGATTGAATTGCTTGAGTCGCGGCATTGGCACGCATTGATACTTCAGCAGGTGAAACATCTGCAGCCATTAACTTACCGATAGTATCGTTGTTAATTGTGCTTGCTGGGATTCCAGCCATTTGCAATACTTGTTTGTATGATTGCTCATTGGCAATGTATTGAGAGGCAGGAAGCGGGTCTAATCCCGCAGCCAAGCGAAGTTGGTTTCCAGAGAAACGTGCTTGCCATTGGCTACTTAAGCCAGTAATTGCTGCCTGAACCGTAGGGTCAGTTGAGGTTACAGTCTTTGGATTTTGGGCAATGTTAGCGATTGTATTAGCATCTTGGTAACCAGCCTTGAATAGAGTAGTTACATATGTACCAAAGTCTGCTGGCAAACCATAGCCTGCAAGCATTGCATTAAGA